TTAAGGCGCTGCAAGAACTTGAGGACGGTGACAAACCGCCCTCGATGGACGCCGAGGATGTAGTCGTATGAGCGGCTTCAAAGATATGGTTGCCGCTGACAGGGACGCTGTCTTTTTGAACCTGGAAGAGTTTGCGGAAACGCATAACCTAAACGGCACGAAATGCAACTGCATTTTGCAGGATGAATCTGTCGTGGAGGAAGTGCTGACCAATGACAGATACGCCCAGTCGTATGGCGGACTTTACGGAAGCCGTTTACTGGTGAACGTAAAAACGGAAGATCTGCCGGAAGTTCCAGTCGAAGGACAGACGTTCTATGTGGACGACAAACTCTACATGGTGGAAAGCAGCGCAAACGACATGGGGATGTTGACTATCCAGCTGGTGGCGAACGACAGATGATTAGCTTACAAATTCAATTCGACCAAGCACAAGTTGCCAGAATAGAGGCCCAGCTGCAAGGCGTCAAGAACGGCGCCCCGAGAGCGATGACAAGGGCTATCAATCGTACTGTGTCCTACGGAAAGACGCTGTCCAAGAAACTCATCCGGGAGGAATACACCGTCAATGCGCAGGCGGTAACGAGAGCAACATCAACGGAGAAAGCCAATTCCGGCAGCCTTCGAGGTGTTATTCGATTCCGTGGCCGCCCGAAGCAGTTGAGAAATTTTTCCAAGCGGAACACGAGAAAAGGCGTGGCAGTCGCCGTAAAAAAGAGTTCCGGGCGCTCACTGATTCCACGTTCGTTTATTCGGACAATAAACAGTGGGCCGGCGATTTTACGCCGTACCGGAGCGGCACGTTATCCAATTGAAGTCCTGCACGGCCCGTCTGTGCCGCAGATGGCCGGAAATGTGAACGTCGAACCGAGAATCCGTACGCAAGTTCAGAAAAAACTGGGCGAACGTATGGAACACGAAGTCGGCGCAATACTGAAAGGATATGTGAGATGACACCAATTAACCTTATGGATTCGCTGGCCAAGCGCCTGCAAAAACTGCTGACGGATTATACAGCCAAGCAGCCATCCGGGAAGGTTCCTGTTACCGTCTATCCTGGCTATATCCCTGTGCAGAATAACGCCCAGGAACGGAAGAGCCTCGTGTATGTGCTTGTGGTTAAAACCACAGACAGACCGGGAAACGCAAAAAGCACCGCTACCGTCGAGATAGGATTCAACATCTACGACGATGACCACATCAATGGATGGCGGAGCTTATTCAATGTGATGGAACATATCCGTCAGGATCTGCTCCGGTTCCGGTTCGTGAAAATGAAGCATAGGCTTTCCTTGGAGGACGCACCGATAGAGATGAACATCCCGGAAAATCAGCCCTTCCCACAGTGGCAGGGCACGATGACGGCAGTCTACACAATAGGCCAGCCTGAAGAGGAGGGAATGAATTTTGACGATTTCCAAGAAGTCCAAGCGTACCCAGACTACGAAGAGTACAAAAACCATTAATCAGCTGATTTATATAGGGCCGACCCTGTCAGAGGGCCGGCTCTCGCATTCTACTGTGCTCATCGGGATTCCTGATTATATCCAGGCTATCATCGACAAGCACCCGTGGTTCAAGAATCTGCTGGTTCCGGTGGATGAGATGAACAAAGCCATAGCATCCACCAAAGACAAAGGCTCATTTTTAAACATTTTATATAACAAAGCAAAGAAGGAGGTATAAGCAAATGGCTTATAAACATGGCGTCTATGTATCTGAGATGCCTACCAGCATCATCCCGCCTGTCAGAACGAGTGCGGGCCTGCCGGTTGTGTTCGGTACTGCGCCGATTCATTTGGCTTCCGACCCGGCTCCTGTAAACAAACCGGTGCTGTGCTACAACTATGCGGAAGCGGTTGCGGCTCTCGGATACTCCGCAGACTGGGATAAATACACTCTCTGCGAAGTAATGTACTCCCAGTTCGCTCTGTACAATCGTGCTCCGGTTGTGTTCGTGAACGTGCTGGACCCTGCTACTCACAAAGCGGCTGTTGCACAGGCTGAAAAGTCTATCACCGATGACAAGGTTGTTGTGACCGACCCGGTTATCCTTTCCACTTTGGTAGTTAAAAAGACTGCCAGCGGCGACGCTTTAGTGGAAGGCACTGACTATGTGGCTGCCTACAACGACAAAGAAGAATGTGTCATCTCTGTTGTGGCTGGCGGCGCTTTGGACGAAGAACTGTCCATGTTCATCAACTACGACAAAGTCGATGCTTCTGCTGTTACCGCCAATGACATCATCGGCGGCATTGATGCAACCACCGGCAAAAAGAAAGGCTTGGAAGCACTGAACGATGTGTTCCCGCTGTACCGCCTGGTTCCGGGTATCGTCCTTGCTCCTGGCTGGTCTCACATCCCGAACGTGGCTGCGGTGATGAAAGCCAAAGCAGGCAACATCAACGAGCATTTCAAAGCCATTATTCTGACCGACGTTCCTACTGCGACCGTTAAGAAATATGGCGATGTTGCGGCATGGAAAGAAACCAACAGCTACACCGGAAACGACCAGGTTGTTTGCTGGCCGATGGGCCGGATGGGCGACAGCAAGTATTACCTGTCCACCCACATTCTGGGCGTTATTTCCCAGACCGATAGCGCCAACGACGACATTCCGTTTGTCAGCCCGTCCAACAAGGGCATTCAGATTACTGGTACCTGCCTGGCGGACGACACCGAAATCGTACTTGGCCCGAACGAAGCTGCTCTGCTGAACGGCAACGGCATCGTTACCGCCCTGAACTTCATCGGCGGCTGGAAATCCTGGGGCAACCGCACCGGCTGCTATCCCGGAAACACCGACCCGAAAGATGCGTTCATCTGCATTCGCAGAATGTTTAACTGGCATGCCCAGACATTCATTCTGACCTACTGGCAGAAGGTTGACGATCCGATGAACAAACGCCTGATTCAGACCGTACTGGACAGCGAAAACATCCGCCTGAATGGCCTGACTGCCCGTGGCGCACTGCTGGGCGGCCGTGTCGAATTCCAGGAAGACGAAAATCCGCTGACCGACTTAATCGACGGCATCGTCAAATTCCATACCTATCTTACTCCGCCTGTTCCGGCTCGTGAGATTGACAACGTAATCGAATTTGACCCGAGTTACTTCAGTGTGTTGTTCGGTTAAGAAAGGAGGTAAACCATGAACGTACCGGAGAAATTAATCAACTTCCGTGTGTACAACGAAGGCAATGACCAGCTGGGCGTTGCCGACGTGACGCTGCCGAATTTCGAATCCATGACCGAAACCATCAAAGGTGCAGGTCTGGCCGGCGAAATTGATTCCCCTGTCCTTGGCCATTACGGCTCCATGGAAGCGGAATTCAACTGGCGCACTCTGTACGAAAACAACCTGTCGTTTGTTGCCCCGAAAGCCTTTACCTTTGACCTGCGTGGTGCGAATCAGGTAAAGGACAGCGAGTCCGGCGAATACGTAGTGCAGGCTGTTAAGTGCGTCATCCGTGGTGTGCCTAAGAACACCGAGACCGGCAAACTGGATGTTGGCACGTTGAGCGACACCAAGAACACTTTCGAAGTGGACTACATCAAAATCAGCATCGACGGCAAAGAACGTG